ATATGACATGTACCCTTATGTCAATCGACCAGCCCGGTCATTGCTTGATGCTGCCACTGCCGCACGATACTTCCTGGCGCGGTATGGACATACTCGCAGCCATGATTGGCCAGTGTCAATGGGGGAATCCGTCCCGATGTGAATGTGCCCACACACATCGGGGGCATGGTCGTGGGCAACAGTGGGGAGGTTTTGCGTAATTGTGATCCAACTTTGAGTTTGAAGATTCGCAAAAATGTGAAGCGCCAACGTGCTGTTGCTTTTCTCGGAGTGATGTACATACTGTGCGGGGGAAAACCTGGCTTCACGCATTTGTACTATGATCCTGAATCATTGTGTAATCAAATTGCCGCATGCACTACGCGCTTTGGGCGTGTCATGCCTCGTGCGGACATTGACGTGATGCAAGATTTCTTTTCTTTTGCAAAAATGTTTATTATGAAATATTTTCGTCCTTTATGTTACGATGACGTGAAAAATTGCGAGGAATGGTTGTTGGAAGCGAATTACGGCGGGAAGCGGAAAGAGTACTTGCAATCCGTCCGTGATCGTTGCACGCATACCAGTGACAAGACGGTCGTTAGCCTTTCATTCATCAAATTCGAAGGTTACGACAAACCGAAAGCCCCTCGTGCAATCAATAGTCCGAGTGATGAATCAAAAGTATTACTCGGACCGCTTCAAAGTTGCGTCGACAAAAAGACCTTCCAAAACCCCTTCTTTGTCAAGGGTACAGATCCGCGTGATTGGCCACGCCGGATGCAAGAAGTTTTGGGGAACAACCCTGTCATGGAAACTGACTTCAGTTCTTTTGAGGCTCACCACCGTGGGTTGCGTTCCAAAATTGTTTTGTTTTGGATGATGCATATGGTGCGAGGTGTGACGAGCAATTGTTATCGAAGACTCATTGCACGTATGATACTCGGCTCAAATCGCACCAAATTCAGTCGATTGGATGCTACAATTGTTGAGACGCTTATGTCTGGTGCCATGTGGACATCTTCAAGCAATGGCGTCCTAAATTGTATCATCATGGCTTACCTCACCTCAAGGACCCTTCAACCCGATGTGCCTGTAGAATCGCTCATTTCTAATGTTGTGCACAATTTTCGTGGTTTGGTAGAGGGAGATGATGGCATATGTGTTGCGCATGATGTTGACGAACAGCTGATTGCGAAACTTGGGCTTGACCTGAAATTCAAGATGGCCCCACATTTTTGTGAGGCCAAATTTTGTGGCATTATGGCCGATCAGGAGACAATGGAGATAGTGCGTGATCCGTTGAAAACCTTACGCAATTTCTTTGTTTTGAGCCGCAAGTATGTGTCATTTGGAAAGAAGAAACAATATGGGCTTTTACGTGCTAAGGCTCTTAGCCTCAAGTACAACTACAATAATTGCCCTATTGTTGGCCCGCTGTGTGATCAGATTTGTTATCTGACCAGGTCGTTTGATCCCCGTCCATATGAACGCATATACACATATAAAGCCATGTGTGAGTCATTGCACACCATTACCTCGTGTGTCAAGCCGTCAGCACGTTACGTAGTTGAAAGACGTTTTGGCGTCACTATTGATGAACAAGTGCGTATTGAACAAGCCATTCTTCGATCCAAAGGTATTTTCGATTTGGGCCTTGAAAATTACCTTACACATGAGCAATGGCGTTTCCAAGATATGTTCATCAATGTCGATGTGGTGCCACAAAGCGACGACAAATGTACAGACCCGATTATTTTGCAGTGTTTTTCAGGGCGAAAAGGTGCCGTGCGAAAATCTGCTGTTGATGCGGATAAGAAGTATGAGAAAGGTTCTCATTTCGTGTCTTTCATCGATTGAGTCCGGGGTGATACCCTGGACTCACTGGCCAACAGGCTGTATCAGCCCGGGCAGGCGACCCCGGCCATGTGAGTTCCATTTTATGGATGTACCACGCACACCTGTGGGGTGGTAAGACACTTTAAAATCTACGCTCTAGCGCCTGTTTAAAGCTTTCCAGGTTTGAAAGACCGATGATTGCGTCATCGGTAAAGTCCTACGGGCGAAATATTTTCCTGTCAAATTCAAATTGACAAAAACCCCATCGAAATCACGTAAGAAAGTCGCAAAGACTGTTTCTCGTGTTGTTTCGGCTTCCCCCGGGCCGAACAATTCATCTGATGGTTTCTTTTCACGGGTCGGCGGAGCCTTGGGTTCCGCCTTTGGTCCTACCGGTGCCATGCTTGGTAGTATGGCGGGTAAAGGATTGGCGAG